GTGCGCATTGCCGGGCGTGATGCAGGCGAAAACGAATTATCTGCCCGTCTTAATGAGCCGCTGGCAAATGGTGCCGTGATCCACATCGTGCCGCGTCTGGCGGGAGCTAAAAGTGGCGGTGTGTTTCAGGTGGTGCTGGGGGCGGCGCTGATTGCGGTGGCATGGTGGAACCCTGTGGGCTGGCTGGGTGCCGCGGCTGTATCGGGCATGTATGCGGCAGGGGCCAGTATGATCCTGGGTGGTGTGGCCCAGATGCTGGCACCGAAAGCCCGGACGCCCACAGCGACCAGCACGGATAACGGTAAGCAGAACACCTATTTCTCATCACTGGATAACATGGTTGCCCAGGGCAATGTTCTGCCTGTTCTGTACGGTGAAATGCGCGTGGGGTCTCGTGTGGTTTCTCAGGAGATCAGCACGGCAGATGAAGGGGACGGTGGTCAGGTTGTGGTGATTGGCCGCTGATGCAAAATATTTCATGTGAAACCGCCTCCGGGCGGTTTTGTCGTTTATGGAGCATGACGAATGGGCAAAGGAAGCAGTAAGGGGCATACCCCGCGCGAAGCGAAGGACAACCTGAAATCCACGCAATTACTGAGTGTGATCGATGCCATCAGCGAAGGGCCGATTGAAGGTCCGGTGGATGGATTAAAAAGCGTGCTGCTGAACAGTACACCGGTGCTGGACAGTGAGGGGAATACCAACATCTCCGGTGTTACGGTGGTGTTCCGGGCAGGTGAGCAGGAGCAGACACCGCCGGAGGGATTTGAATCCTCCGGTTCCGAGACGGTGCTGGGTACGGAAGTGAAATACGACACGCCGATCACCCGCACCATCACGTCGGCAAACATCGACCGTCTGCGCTTTACCTTCGGTGTGCAGGCACTGGTGGAAACCACCTCAAAGGGGGACAGGAATCCATCGGAAGTCCGCCTGCTGGTTCAGATACAACGTAACGGTGGCTGGGTGACGGAAAAAGACATCACCATTAAGGGTAAAACCACCTCACAGTATCTGGCCTCAGTGGTGGTGGATAACCTGCCGCCGCGCCCGTTTAATATCCGGATGCGCAGGATGACGCCGGACAGCACCACAGACCAGCTGCAGAACAAAACGCTCTGGTCGTCATACACCGAAATCATCGATGTGAAACAGTGCTACCCGAACACGGCACTGGTCGGCGTACAGGTGGACTCGGAGCAGTTCGGCAGCCAGCAGGTGAGTCGTAATTATCATCTTCGCGGGCGCATTCTGCAGGTGCCGTCGAACTATAACCCGCAGACGCGGCAATACAGCGGTATCTGGGACGGAACGTTTAAGCCGGCATACAGCAACAACATGGCCTGGTGTCTGTGGGATATGCTGACCCATCCGCGCTACGGCATGGGAAAACGTCTTGGTGCGGCAGATGTGGATAAATGGGCGCTGTATGTCATCGGCCAGTACTGCGACCAGTCGGTGCCGGACGGCTTTGGCGGCACGGAGCCGCGCATCACCTGTAATGCGTACCTGACCACACAGCGTAAGGCGTGGGATGTGCTCAGTGATTTCTGCTCGGCGATGCGCTGTATGCCGGTATGGAACGGGCAGACGCTGACGTTCGTGCAGGACCGGCCGTCGGATAATGTGTGGACCTATAACCGCAGTAATGTGGTGATGCCGGATGATGGCGCGCCGTTCCGCTACAGTTTCAGCGCCCTGAAGGACCGCCATAATGCCGTTGAGGTGAACTGGACTGACCCGGATAACGGCTGGGAAACGGCAACAGAGCTTGTGGAGGACACGCAGGCCATTGCCCGTTATGGTCGTAATGTCACGAAGATGGATGCCTTTGGCTGTACCAGCCGGGGGCAGGCACACCGCGCCGGGCTGTGGCTGATTAAAACGGAGCTGCTGGAAACGCAGACCGTGGACTTCAGCGTGGGCGCAGAAGGGCTTCGCCATGTACCGGGCGATGTTATTGAAATCTGCGATGATGACTATGCCGGTATCAGCACCGGTGGTCGTGTGCTGGCGGTGAGCAGCCAGACCCGGACGCTGACGCTCGACCGTGAAATCACGCTGCCATCCTCCGGCACCACGCTGATAAGCCTGGTTGACGGAAGTGGCAATCCGGTCAGCGTGGAGGTTCAGTCCGTCACCGACGGCGTGAAGGTAAAAGTGAGCCGTGTTCCTGACGGTGTTGCTGAATACAGCGTATGGGGGCTGAAGCTGCCGACGCTGCGCCAGCGACTGTTCCGCTGCGTGAGTATCCGTGAGAACGACGACGGCACGTATGCCATCACCGCCGTGCAGCATGTGCCGGAAAAAGAGGCCATCGTGGATAACGGGGCGCACTTTGACGGCGAACAGAGTGGCACGGTGAATGGTGTCACGCCGCCAGCGGTGCAGCACCTGACCGCAGAAGTCACTGCAGACAGCGGGGAATATCAGGTGCTGGCGCGCTGGGACACACCGAAGGTGGTGAAGGGCGTGAGCTTTATGCTTCGCCTGACCGTGGCAGCGGATGACGGCAGTGAGCGGCTGGTCAGCACGGCCAGGACGACGGAAACCACATACCGTTTCACGCAACTGGCGCTGGGGAACTACAGACTGACAGTCCGGGCGGCAAATGCCTGGGGGCAGCAGGGCGATCCGGCATCGGTATCGTTCCGGATTGCCGCACCGGCAGCGCCGTCGAGGATTGAGCTGACGCCGGGCTATTTTCAGATAACCGCCACGCCGCATCTTGCCGTTTATGATCCGACGGTACAGTTTGAGTTCTGGTTCTCGGAAAAGCGGATTGCGGATATCAGGCAGGTTGAAACCACAGCCCGCTATCTTGGCACGGCGCTGTACTGGATAGCTGCCAGTATCAATATTAAGCCGGGTCATGATTATTATTTTTACGTTCGCAGTGTGAACACCGTCGGCAAATCGACATTCGTGGAGGCTGTCGGTCGGGCGAGCGATGATGCGGAAGGTTACCTGGATTTTTTCAAAGGCCAGATAACCGAATCCCATCTCGGCAAGGAGCTGCTGGAAAAAGTCGAGCTGACGGAGGATAACGCCAGCAAACTGGAGGAGTTTTCGAAAGAGTGGAAGGACGCCAACGATAAATGGAATGCCATGTGGGGCGTCAAAATTGAGCAGACCGAAGACGGCAGGCATTATGTCGCGGGGCTTGGCCTTAGTATGGAGGATACGGAGGAAGGTAAACTGAGCCAGTTCCTGGTTGCCGCTAACCGTATCGCGTTTATTGACCCGGCAAACGGGAATGAAACTCCGATGTTTGTGGCGCAGGGTAACCAGATATTCATGAACGAAGTGTTCCTGAAGTATCTGACGGCTCCCACCATTACCAGTGGCGGCAATCCGCCGGTATTTTCCCTGACACCGGACGGGCGGCTGACGGCGAAAAATGCCGATATCAGCGGTAACGTGAATGCGAACTCCGGGACGCTCAATAATGTCACGATTAACCAGAACTGTCGGATTCTGGGAAAACTGTCTGCCAACCAGATTGAAGGTGATATTGTCAAAACGGTGGGAAAAGCCTTTCCGAGAAATGGCAGTTATGCCAGCGGTACAATTACGGTCACTGTGTACGATGACCAGGCTTTTGACCGTCAGATAGTAATCCCACCCGTTCTGTTTCACGGTGGTAAGCATGAAAACTTCAACAGCAATAACCAACAGTCATACTGGTATTCAACCTGTAAGCTGCAGGTGCTGAAGAACGGACAGGAAATCTTTCAGCAACCCGCGACGGATGTCAGCAGGGTATTTTCATCCGTCATTGATATGCCTGCCGGACACGGTCATGTCACCCTGACTTTCAATGTTTCTTCATATGGTGCTAATAACTGGACGCCAACGACCAGTATCAGCGACCTTCTTGTTGTCGTGATGAAGAAATCAACAGCCGGTATCAGTATCAGTTGAGTTTTATAACCCAAATACGGGCGCCAGAAATGGCGCCTTTTTTATTTGTGGAGTGAATATGGCAGTACAGATTTCAGGCGTGCTGAAAGACGGTGCAGGAAAACCAATACAGAACTGCACTATTCAGCTCAAAGCAAAGCGTAACAGCACCACGGTACTGGTGAATACGGTGGCCTCTGAAAATCCGGATGAAGCCGGGCGTTACAGCATGGATGTTGAGTATGGCCAGTACAGCGTCACCCTGCTGGTTGAAGGTTTTCCGCCTTCACATGCCGGGACCATTACCGTCTATGAAGGTTCCAGACCAGGCACGCTGAATGATTTTCTCGGTGCCATGACGGAAGAGGATGTCATGCCGGAGGCATTGCGTCGTTTTGAGGTAATGGTGGAAGAAGCGGCACGCAACTCTGAAGCCGCCTCTCAGAGCGCAGCGGCGGCAAAGAAATCCGAAACTGCAGCGGCATCATCGAAGAACGCGGCGAAAAACTCAGAAACGAATGCAGCTAACAGCGCACAGGCGGCAGCGGCCTCGCAGACTGCATCGGCAAATTCCGCGACAGCAGCTAAAAAATCAGAAACCAACGCGAAAAATAGCGAGACAGCCGCAAAGACGAGCGAAACCAACGCAAAGTCCAGCCAGACGGCAGCGAAGGCCAGCGAAACGAATGCCAAAGCCAGTGAAACTGCGGCGAAAAACAGCCAGACTGCAGCAGCTGAGAGCGAGAGCGCAGCAGCCGGTTCTGCGACTTCAGCAGCTGGAGCAGCAACTGCTGCGGCTAACAGCCAGAAAGCAGCGAAGACGAGTGAAACTAACGCAAAGTCCAGCCAGACGGCAGCGAAGACCAGCGAAACGAATGCCAAAGCCAGCGAAACTGCGGCGAAAAACAGCCAGGTTGCAGCAGCCCAAAGCGAGAGCGCGGCAGCTGGTTCTGCAAGCGCGGCGGCTGCTTCTGCCACTGCATCAGCCAACAGTCAAAAAGCGGCAAAAACCAGTGAAACCAATGCAAAGACAAGCGAGACTGCAGCGGCGAACTCGGCGAAAGCATCGGCAGCAAGCCAGACAGCAGCTAAAGCAAGTGAAGACGCAGCCAGAGAGTATGCAAGTCAGGCAGCAGAGCCGTATAAATATGTCTTACAGCCACTGCCTGATGTGTGGATACCGTTTAACGATTCACTGGATATGATTACGGGCTTTTCGCGTCATATAAAAAAATTGTTATTGGTGACGATGAAATAACGATGCCTGGCGACAAGATTGTTAAGTTTAAACGTGCATCGAAAGCAACCTATATTAACAAATCTGGTGTGCTGACAGAGGCTGCCATTGACGAGCCACGATTTGAACGTGATGGCCTGCTTATTGAGGGGCAAAGAACTAATCTTCTGCTTAATTCAACAAATCCATCTAAATGGAATAAGTCAGGCAATCTGGAACTCACAGAAATATCCACGGATTCTTTTAATTTTACTTATGGGAGATTTACTGTAAAAGATACTCTTATTGGTCAGACAAGTGCTATTAATATCGTAACGATTTCTGGCAGTAAAGGGTTTGATGTCACAGGTGATGAAAAATATGTGACCATTTCATGCCGTGTAAGAAGTGATGTTGAAAATATAAGGTGTCGTTTAAGATTTGAACACCATGATGGTTATACTTACACTTTTTTGGGAGATGCTTACCTCAATTTATCAACACTTGTAATTGATAAAACTGGTACTGCTGCAGACCGTATTATTGCAAAGGCTGTAAAAGATGAGGTTACTGGTTGGATTTTCTATCAGGCTACAATTAATGCACTAGATACAGAGAGCATGATTGGTGCGATGGTTCAATACGCTCCTGTAAAAGGTTCAGGTACAGCATCTGGAGACTATCTGGATATCGCAACTCCACAAGTGGAAGGTGGATCAAGTGCTTCGTCATTTATTGTAACTGATATAACTGCAAGCACTCGCGCAAGCGATATGGTGACAGTCCCAATCAAGAATAACCTTTATAATCTTCCTTTTACGGTTCTTTGTGAGGTACATAAGAACTGGTATAAAACGCCAAATGCAGCACCGCGTGTTTTTGATACCGGCGGTCATCAAACCGGAGCGGCTATTATTCTTGGCTTCGGTCGTTCAACAGATTACGACGGATTTCCTTATTGTGATATAGGTTTGGCTAACAGACGGGTAAACGAAAACGCATCGCTTGAAAAAATGGTTATGGGGATGCGTGTAAAGTCAGATCAGTCTACGTGCTCAGTAAGTAACGGGCGTATATCCAGCGAAAAGAAAGCCACATGGTCCTATATTCAGAACTCCGCAATTATCCGTATTGGAGGCCAGACTACAGCCGGGTTGCGTCATTTATTTGGTCATGTCAGGAATTTCAGAATATGGCACAAGGCATTGACTGATGCTCAGATGGGGGAGTCAATCTAATGAAAGATTTAACACTCAAATTTGCAGACAGGGCCGACTTTTCGGCCTTTATGGATAGCATTGGCTATTATGATGACGAGTCGATGCAGGATGATATTCTTATTGACGTGATAGGTAACGTGTACAAAGAAACCGGAGAACTGACTGAAGATGGCGAACCGGTATGTGTTAAGGAAGATGGATATTATGTAAACGTGCGCATCATTAATGATGCAAAAAAATCGTCAATATTCGATGAATACGCGGTTGTAGTTGAACATCAACTTCGTGGCTGGATGTGAGGGAGACAAATGGCTACATCGACAGTAATTCCAGGAGACATCACCACGTTAAAGGGAGATGTCAGTAAAGCCAAGGAAGATATTTCCTCAATTAACGGAAAAGTATCAACGCTTCAGGCTGATATGACCAGTGCAAAGCAGGATATCAGCACCAGATACACAAAAACTGAAGTTGATAATAAGCTGAAAAACAAACTGGAAGTGAACGCTCTGGAAAGCGGTCGTTATGGTGGAGATTTTTACCCGTTGACTGGCCGTGAAGCGTTTTATTTGTGGGGATTGGGCACGACTACAGCGGCGGCAAACCTTTATCTTAATCCTGACCCCGCAATTTCGTCTGTGCTGCGGTCAACATCGTCTATCCGCTATAAACATTCAGTAGAGACAATAGATTCAGAGCACGCCGATCTCATTTTCAGGATGCGCCCTGTGTGGTACAGGTCACAATGCGAAAATGACAGGCGTGACTGGGGATTCTACGGATTGATTGCCGAGGAAGTAGGAGAAATTGCCCCTCAGTTTGTACACTGGCGACCAGCTAACGAAGATGATGCACCGGAAGCTATTTCCAGCAATGGCCTTGTTGCCGAAGGTGTAATGTACGAACGTCTGGTTGTTCCACTGATTCACCATATCCAGAAGCTGACTGAAAGAGTTGATGAACTTGAGTCAGAATTAAAGTTGTTATCCGTTTCCCGAAGCGATATCGGATAAAGGAGGAGTAATGGATATAAGCCCCTTACTTCATGCACTTTGTGCTGTGGCTGCGCAAACACTGGTTGGTCTTTTTACCGGAAACTGGGCTTACGGAGCGATAGCCGGTTGTACGTTCTTCATTGCGCGTGAACACACCCAGGCAGAATATCGCTGGATCGAAATGTTCGGGCATGGCAAGCGAATGAATATGCCGTGGTGGGGCGGTTTTGATCCGCGCGCGTGGGATGTGACAAGCCTGATGGATTTTGCTGTGCCGGTGGTGGCGTGTCTGCTGATCTGGATGTTGATCCGTTAA